CGGAAACAAAAATAGCTACACCTGATGGTTTTATGACAATAAAAGACCTTGCCGACAAGGGTAGGGATTATGAATTTATTACATACGCTTATGACCATAATCTTAAAAAAGTTGTACCGGCTTTAGCTAGAAACGCTCATTACACAAGAGATGAAATGACGTATAAAATAACATTTGATGATGGTAATCATATAATCGCTACTTGGGAACATCAATTTATGAAAAGAGATGGTTCATTTGAAAGAGTAATGAATTTGAAAGTTGGTGATTCTATGATGCCATTTTATCGTAAATCATTTTACAATAATGAAAAGTATAATTGGGTTTATACTTGTAATTCAGAAGAAGGTCATCATGGTTGGGTGTCAGAGCATAATTTGATTGCTGAATGGTTTTATGATAAGAAAATAAATGAAGATGAAGAAGTTCATCACATTGATTTCAACGGTAAAAATAATTTACCCGAGAATTTACAAATCATGAAAATTTCTGAACATAGAGCTTATCATGCTAGAGTAAATAATGAAAAACTTTGGTCAAATCCTGAATATAGACAAAAAATGTCAGAAGTTGCAAGACGTAAAGGTAAATATAAGTGGGATGGTAAAAGGGGTGGTGTAAATAACCCAGCTTATTTTCACTTAGGTTTTGATAATATAATTGAAGCGGCTAGAAAAGAAAGGGGGTTAAAAAAAACAGCTAAAAGTCTTAATGTTTCTTATAGAAAAATACAAAGAGAAATAGTAAACGCTGGCTATAAAGATTGGATTACATTTTTGGATGCTTATGGAATAAATAAACTTGCAACATCTAATTGTAGGGTTTCAGGTGAATCTATGAAATTAAACCATAAAATAGTTTCAATAGAACCTTATGGTGTTGTACCTGTATATGATTTAACAGTACCTGGTTATAAAAATTTCGCAACAGATACTATATTTTCTCATAATACTCCTGAAATTTCAACAGCATTGGACATTTATGCTGAAGAATCAACAACGTCAGACCAAAATGGACATATGTTACAAATATATTCAGAGTCAAAAAGAATAAAATCTATATTAGGTGATTTATTTAACAACATATTAGATATCAATACAAATTTACCAATGTGGACAAGAAATACCGCAAAATACGGTGATAATTTTGTTTATTTAAAACTTGATGCTGATAAAGGTATTGTTGGTTGTATGCAATTACCAAATATTGAAATAGAACGATTAGAGAGAGGTATGGCTGCAAAATCCGCTAATGTAGATGAGCCTATCGAAAATAAGGGTTTAAGATTTAAATGGAAGGCTAAAGACATGGAATTTAATTCTTGGGAAATCGCTCATTTTAGACTATTGGGCGACGATAGAAAACTTCCATACGGAACAAGTTCATTAGAAAAGGTTAGAAGAATATGGAAACAACTTTTGTTATCTGAAGATGCAATGTTAATATATAGAACATCAAGAGCACCTGAAAGAAGAGTGTTTAAAGTGTTTGTTGGTAATATGGATGATAAGGATGTTGAACCGTATATACAACGTGTTGCAAATAAATTTAAAAGATCACAAATAGTAGATTCAAAATCAGGTAATGTTGATTTAAGGTTTAATCAAATGGCAGTAGATCAAGATTATTTTATTCCTGTAAGAGATCCGGCACAATCTTCACCAATTGAAACTTTGGCTGGCGCTCAAAACTTATCTGAAATTGCTGATATTGAATACATTCAAAAGAAATTATTAACAGGTCTTCGTGTACCTAAAGCTTTTTTAGGTTTTGAAGAACCTGTTGGGGATGGTAAAAATTTATCACTTATGGACATCAGATTTGCCAGAACAATCAATAGAATTCAAAAATCTATGATTTCGGAATTAAATAAGATAGCCATAATACACCTTTTTTTATTAGGATTTGAAGATGAATTATCAAACTTTAATCTTATGTTGACTAATCCATCAACACAAGCAGATCTTTTAAAAATTGACATATGGAAAGAGAAAATATTATTGTATAAAGATGCGGTGACCGCAATTGAGGGTATCGCACCTGTATCAATATCTTGGGCAAAAAAACATGTATTAGGTTTCTCTGATGAAGAAATAAAACTTGACCTACAACAACAAAGAATTGAAAAAGCTGTTGGTGCTGAATTAACAAATACCGCAACAATTATTACTCACACTGGTGTATTTGATAATATTGATAAATTATATGGTCAAGTTACTGGATCAACTTCAGGGGCTCCACCACCAAGTGAAGGAGGAGGAGGTGAATCTGCACCACCACCACCCCCACCACCAAGTGAAGGAGGAGCGGTAACACCTGAATCTATAGGAAAAAAAGATAATTTAAACATTTTATTGGAAAATGAATCTTTGTTAAACAATGATGAGTATATTGATTTATCAAGAGCATCAAATTCTTTGGGTGAATTGGAAAATGAATTAAATAGAATCCTGAATAAATAATATATGAATCTTGAGATATTGTTAACAACAATATTTTTTATTGTTGGGGGAATAAGATGGTTATACGAGTATATTAAAAAAACAAATTGGGAAAAGACAAAATTTCTATCAGAAAAGATGGAAATTTTCTTTTCTGATGAAAAAATCAAGGATGTGTTAAACATCCTTGATTATAATCAAGTTGTGATAAAAATTAATAATTTAGATTATTTAGTAAGTGATTCAAGAGTAATTGATTCATTAATTACACATGATTTACAGAGTGTTTTTACTGAAGAACAAAAATATATTAGAGATTTGTTTGATTATTTTTTTAATAAACTAAATCAGTTTCAAATATATATTGACACTGATTTAGTTAGAGAAAAAGATGTAATAACTTATTTAAAATATTATTTAAACATATTAGATAGGACAAACAAAACTAAAACTAAAATTTACATTAAAACCATAATGAGATACATAGAGTTTTACAATTTTGAAATTAATTTCATTCGTCGTTTTGATTAGTTTTTTTGATTTTTGTTAAATAAAATCTAAAATATTTATTTCCTTTAAAGTTTTCATCAATAATAAAGTTTGTCAAATCTTTTACGCTTTCCTTAATTTCTTTAGACTGAAAAAATATGTCTTTTCGTTTTAAATAAAGAGTTATTTCCAAATCCAAAAAAGATTTTTTACCTCTACTTATACCACTAGATCTTAAATCCATGTCAGAAATAAAATTTTCTTCAAACAGATCTTTATTAATATGTTCTAATATTGTTTGTTTTATTGTTTTATTTAAAATTGAAATTACTCTTTGCCAATTATCCGAATATGTTTTCGGTTCTATCCAACTTTGTAGATTTATATAGATTGATTTTAGATTAATTGAGTCTACCGTACCAAAATGTATTTTAACATTCTTTTTATTCGGTAATTTAATGTTTTTACCTTTTTTCAAAATTATTCATATTTATAACTGTTTATTTTTAATAAAAAAATAATAATCATTAATAAACAAATTGTCAAAAATGTTAATAATTAAAATAGAAAAAAACAATATTGAAAAAGCTCTTAAACAATTTAAGAGCAAAGTATCAAAAACTAATCTTATAAATCAGATTAATAATCGTAAGGAATATATAAAAAAATCAGTAAGAAGAAGGGAAGAAATTAAGAAAGCTAAATATAAGGAACAATCAAAGATTTGAAATTAATAACTTTAATTTGTAATAATTTGGTTTGGTATAACTTTCATTATTAATCTTTTCTATAGTTTCATTAATTTTACTTGTAGTTTCGTTATCAGAACTTTCTTTTAATTCATTTAATTTTTTAATACCTTCCTTTTTAAGTTGTAAAAAATCTTTTAGCAAATCATCATCTTTATGATACAGTATATTCTTTAATTCTTTTTTTTCTTCTTCATTTAACTTCTCAATATGTTCTAACATAACTTTATTAGCAATATTAATACTTGTTTTCAAGGGTATTTGAAAAACTTCTTTTGTTGGTTCTATTTTTTTTGATAAGTTTTCAGAAATAAATTTTTTGGATTTAGCCTTTTTTTCTAACTCAAGTATATTATTTGAAAAAAGTTCATCTACCAATTTATAGTTGTTTTCTGATTTAGTATTTTTAATCCAAAAAAATAGGGTTTTTAAATCATTATTACTGATTTTATTCATTGTGTTTTCATAAAGAACAATACACTCATTTATAAATGAATCAGCAATTTCATTCTCGAGCCCTTTTTTATCACTTAACTCATCATATAAAAAGAAAAGTTTATTAATATTTTTATTTTCTAAAACTAATTTTTTAAAAATTTTAATATCTTCTGAAAAAGTTTTTTTAATATAAGAATTGAAAAGTTTTTTTTCAATTTTAGATTTTAATTCACCTATAGTCATATTAGTGTTTTTCTATAAATATAATTATACTCAAAAAAATGTCTCCAAATAAAAAAACTTTTTTTTAAAATTAAGTATTTATAAGTGATTAATACTCTGTTTGTAAAAAAAAATTAAAATAATGTACGTAAATATAAATAACGAATTAAATAAAAAATTACTCTTGATAGAGTATGACGCAGGATATGTTTCGCCTAAAAGCGAAAGAAATTCCTATATTATGGAACAGAAAAAAATGTTGGATTATTCTAAACCTTTTGAGTTTTATGCTGTATTACAAAAATATAATACACCAAATAGAAATGGTAGAATCTATCCTGAAAAAATATTAAAGAGGGAGGCCGAAAATTATAAAAAAATGATAAAGAAAGGTACATCCCTTTCTGAATTAAATCACCCTGAATCATCTTTGATTGATTTGGATAGAGTTTCTCATATAATAGATGACGTGTGGTGGGAAGGTCCTATTTTAATGGGTAAATTAAGATTATTAACAAGTCCAGGATTTCATGAGAGGGGGGTATGTTCTACTAAGGGGGATATTGCAGCAAATTATTTAAGACAAGGGGTTACTTTGGGTATTTCTTCAAGAGGTGTTGGTTCATTAAAAAAAGTTGGAGAACAAAATGAGGTTCAAGATGATTTTGAATTAATATGTTTTGATCTTGTTTCATCACCATCAACACCCGGGGCTTATTTGTTCCAAGACGCCAATGATAGACATATGTATGAAGAAAGTATTGAGGATGAGAAAAAAATGAAAATAGAAAGAGAAGTAGGTGAATCAGGAAACAAATCATTGGATCTTATGAAACGGTTATCAACTTATTTGGATAAGTAAGATATTGACATTTTTAGAAAAAAAAATTATCATTATTAAAAATTAATCTTATGGATAAAATGGATAATAAGTATTTTGTTGCAAAAGTAACAATAGATTCACTTGATAGTGAAACAGGTAAAATCAAAAAAATTAAAGAAGAAAAATTAGTTAGGGGTTATAATCCAACAGATGTTGAAGCAAAGGTAACCAAAGTATTTGAGGGGTTCACTCAAGATTGGAGAATAACTGCTGTAGTTGAGAGTAAGATCGATGAGGTTATAGAATAATCAAAAAAATAATTAACTATTGTAAAAAGAGGGGTAACCCTCTTTTTTTTTAACATTTTTGGTTTACAATATAATTATAATATGTGAAAAAAATTATAGTTATAATTGTTTTCTTTTTTACAATAATTGGGTGTAAAACCACTTGTGAATGTGTTTACATTGAGCCTGAATATGAAACTGAGGTTGTTGATTTTGGAGGTTTAATTGATGAACAATGTTATACCCAATGTGGGTATTATGAATATCAAAAAAAATAACAAAAAATTAAATTTATTGTTTTTTTGTACGGATTTCAAATTCATATTAAGATATTTATAATTAATGAAATTCTCCATTACAGAATCAAAATTAAATAAGGTTATTTTTAATTATTTGAATTTAAAACATTTTATTAAAAAAGAAATAAACGATACAATATATTTTATAAACAATATTGATGATGAATATGTTCAAATTAGATATGATAAAAATGATGGCTGGTGTTTTATTTACTACGAATTAATTGAAGAAATTTCTCTATTCTTTTCTCTACAACGTTTTGATTCTGAACAAGTTATTGGTAAATGGGTTGAAGATACCCTTCAAATGGAGGTAACATACACCCCGCACATGGGCTGGAATAGCATCACGATCGTTTAAGATACCCTTCAAATGGAGGTAACATACACCCAGTTCAGCCCACACCTGAAGTAAATCGGTGTTGAAGATACCCTTCAAATGGAGGTAACAAACACCCTATCATACTCTCAGATTTTGATTATATTCCAAGTATTTTAAAAAAAGTCAAGAAAAAAATAACAAAAAATTAAATTTTTTGTCTTTTCGGCATATTTATATGTGAAAAAATTTACATAAAAATGTCAAAAGAAAAATCTATTGTAGAAGACGCTTTAATACAAATGAAAAATTTGGAAGAAGCTGTCGCTGAAAATGCAAAAGGAATACTTGCTTCAACTATGAAGGAAGAAATCAAAGAACTTGTAAAAGAATCTCTATCTGAAGAAGATGACGAGATTGAAACAGAAGTAGACATTGAAAACCCAGAAGATGACTCTGAGAAAATGGATTCAGAAACCGAAGATGACTCTGAGGAAATGGATTCAGAAACCGAAGATGACTCTGAGGAAATGGATTCAGAAACCGAAGATGACTCTGAGGAAATGGATTCAGAAACCGAAGATGATATCACTATGGGTATGGATATGGATACTGATAATCTTGATGTTGATACCGATATCGAAACAATCGACCTTACCGGAAAATCAGACGAAGACGTTCTAAAAGTTTTCAAGTTGATGAGACCTGAAGATGAGATAGTCGTAACAAAAGATGAGACTGGTAATATTCATTTTAAAAATGAAGAAAATGAATATTTGATCGTATCTGAATCTGAAGAAGATATGGAATCTGAGGAAGAAATGGATGAATCTTATGAAGAAGATGAATCTATGGAAGAAATGGATGAATCTGATAAAGAAGATTTAAATGATATCATGAATCAAGTTTTTGAAGAAGATGACATGGAATCAGAAGAAGATGACATGGAATCAGAAGGTGTTATGTATGAAATCGTTTTAGACGATGATGATAATAATATCGAGGAATCAAAAATGAAAATCAAACCAAAAGGTATGAACATCGGGTCACCTTCTAAATTTAAATATAGAAGTAAACCTAACATGGAAAAAGGATTTAATGAAAAAATGAAAGAAGGTCCTAAAACCATGGGTACAGGTAAACCTAAATTTACTTTTAAAGATGGTGAAAATGCAGGTTCTAAAATGTCAAAAAACAAAATCGTAAAACCTGGTAAAAAAGAGGAAACAAAAGAAGCTTCACGTACTTACGGTAATGGTTCTAAATCAGGTAGAGGTTTAAGAAAAGGAATCACTCCTAATAGAAACCTTACATTTGAAAGTACTAACTCCAGAGAAATTCAAATTTTGAAAGAGAAAAATGAAGAATATAGAAAAGCTCTTAATTTATTCAGGAATAAACTAAATGAAGTTGCGGTGTTTAATTCAAACTTGGCTTACGCCACACGTTTGTTTACAGAACATTCAACTTCAAAACAAGAAAAGATCAACATTTTAAGGAGATTCGATTCAGTTGAATCAATTAAAGAATCTAAAATGTTGTATAAAACCATTAAAGATGAACTTTCAAAAGATAATTCTAAGTCATCCCTCACTGAATCAGTAGAAAGAAAAATAGAAAATACTGCCTCATCAGGGTCGGCTTCGAATTTAATTGAGTCTAAAACCTATGAAAATCCTCAATTTTTAAGAATGAAAGATTTAATGGACAAATTAACAAAATAAACTAAACAAAACCAAAATTAAAAAAATGGGAGCATTATTAGAATCAGGTCTTGTTGGTAACATAGGTCTTAAACACCTTAAAGTTATCAAAGAAGATACTATCAACAAATGGGACAAATTAGGGTTCCTTGAAGGTCTTAAAGGCCACCTAAAAGAGAATGTAGCTCAGTTATACGAAAACCAAGCTAGTCATTTGATAAACGAAGCAACATCCGATGGTTCTTCAGGTTCTTTTGAAACTGTTGTATTCCCGATTGTTAGACGTGTGTTCTCTAAATTGTTAGCGAACGATATCGTTTCAGTACAAGCTATGAACTTACCTATTGGTAAATTGTTCTACTTTGTACCTAAAATTCAGGGATACAGTGGTGGATCATTTGCAAATCAAGGTGGACAATCAGGTGAACATTACGGTCCTGTAGGTTCTCCAGGTAATTATCCTGGTGATCCAACAAGCGGATACCAAGGTGCTGGTGCTTATAGTAAGAACCTTTATGATTTGTTCTATGAAGGAGTTGAGCCAGGTCTTAATCCTGCCGGTCTTTTCGATTATTCTAAAGGTCAGTGG